CTGGGCGTGCAGCCGCAAGAGCATTAATAGCCTCCGGCGTCTGAGCGCCAAGCGTTTCCATATACGCCCGCGCTTTAGGTGCAAAAGCATTGCGAGCCATTGGATATGCGTGTTCCGCTAATGTATATGGAATAGCACGAAGCGGCGCAGTAACCGCGCCAGCCCCGGACAAATTCAAAGCCGTTGAAACAGGCGCTTGCTGAAATGTCTGAAGAGGTGATTGAAGAAAACGGCCAACGCCGCGCGCTACACCAGATAATGTTTCAGCCGGATTAGCCACTGCCTCGGAAACATTTTGTAATGTTTGCAACGGATTTGTTGCCGCAGTATACGCGCCTTGCCCGATGTTCATAACATCTTGAGGCACATTACCAAGCGTTGTGTCTATGTAATTTAATATGCCGCGAGGCCCCGGCATACCTTCATACCCTGCCGCGCCATGTTGCGCTGCTAATGTTTCATAGTCCGGTGTTTCTGTTGCGCCGCCGTGTTGCGCCGCTAATGCGTCGTAGTCCATCAAAGCCCCGCAGCTTTACGGAACGCGTCAGCGCTCGCTTTATCTTTAAATGTATATGTCTTACCATTTGGTGCAGAGACTGACAGACCGCCTGACGGTGCAGCCGCTGCTGGCGCTGCTTCTGTAGGTTGTTCAAACCCAGCATATTTGGATAGAACTTGTTTGACTTGGTTCCATGCCGCAAGACGCTGATTAGCTGGAATAGACGGGTCGTCAAGATTACCAAGTGTTGATTGAATGAAGTTACGATCTTCGTTTGATATACCTGCGCCGAGCTTACCATTAAGTTTCTTAAGAATAGCGTCATTAACAATGGTTTTGATTTGTGAGATCTTTTCCATACCTGGCGTAGCTTCGCCGGTAAGATAGCCAACGGTTCCGGCTGCAAGCGATTGAAGGCCGCCGCTTGTTGACCCCATAATAAGTTTAGAAATTTTATCTTCACCTGTCTTAGGATCGTAACCCGCCGACTCAAGCGTATCTTTACCAAACTTCTGATTATTCGCTTCGACACTGCCGACAGGATATTCAGGCGCAGCCGTTACAGGCGTCGGCATACGAGCAATAGGCATTTGCGGTTGCGCTATAACACCAGCAGGAGGCCCGATAGGCGTTGCTGGCGTGACAGCATTAGCGCCCGTAACTGGTGAAACCATAGCGTTCTGAACTGGGCCTTGACCACCATATACGGCGTTAAATTTATTAACATATGCTGGTGTAGTTGTGCCAAGAATATCGGCGCGATTACCAGCTTTAGCTAATGGTTTTCCAGAGAACCAAACAGACGCGGCGTCTTGAGCCGAACCATATTTCGCAGCATTACGCGAAAACTGATCTTCAAACACGCGTTCTTGTGCTTCAGGGCTATTTAAAAATTGTTGCGGCGTCAAACTGACGCCAAGTGCCTGCTTTGTCCATTTAGGAATATTTTCACCCATAACTTGATATTTGCCATGCGCGCGGTCGCCTGACTTAGTAACTGGACCAAGCGCGCCATAATCACCGCCGCTTTCAATGTTGGATATAGCAGCCTTTGCGGCGGGCATGTTAATACCGCCTTGAAGCATTGATGGCGTGACGGGCGTAAGTTGTCCGGTCGTTTCATTTTGAAGAAACTGACCTTTATCGCCAAGGTCAACAATTTTTTGTTTGCCCGGCGCAGTAACTTCTGTGCCGGGCACAACTTCAGCGCCGCCTTTACGTCCAACACGAATAAAACGTGACGTATCGCCAAAATGCTGTTGAAGAATCTGTTCTTTATCATCTGAGGCTTTAGCCATCAGATCGCGGATATGCTCAGGATCAAATTCTTTTTTTACTATGCCTTCGACGCCAGGATACGCCGCTGTCGCAGCTTGACGCCAAGCAGGCCAAGTTTCTTTTGTAACCGCAGGAAGAAGATTAACAAGCGCGTCATAATGTTTGGCCGCGCGTTCTTGTTCTTTAGCCGCCGCTTCCTTAGTAGCTTGATCTGCTAATCGTGCTTCTTTAGTAGCAGTAATACCCGCCAATAAATCTTTGCGCTCTTGATCCGCCTGACTTTCAGCCAATGCTACACCTTGAGCATAAGACCCCATAAGGTTAAGATCAGGAACCTGAAATTCTGGAATTGGCTGATATTGAATAGGCATTACAAATTATCCATATGTTGGAACAGGTCTGTTACCCATAGCGCCCACAACATTAGAAAGCGCGCCGCCTCCACCAAAACCACCTGCGCCGAGAGCCGTCATACCACCTTGAATAGCCTGCCCTGCAAGTGCCGCCATTAGGTTTGTTGGTCCCATATAAGCGCTAGCATTAGCGGCACCCATGTTGGCATAGCCCTGACCAAGATTCTGACCTAACTGATTATAATTACCCGCAAGTTGCTGACCTGTGCCAGTATAAGTATTGGCTAAATTAGAGCCTGTCGTGCCATAAGTGCTGGCTAGATTTTGGCCTGTTGTGCCATAAAGATTAGCCGCGTTAGCGCCCGTGCCAGTTGCAACATTAGCAATATTCTGACCGGTAGACCCATAAAGATTTGCTTGATTAGCGCCGGTCGTGCCGTAAAGATTAGCCGCATTAGCGCCAGTTTGCCCGGCCAACCCAGACGCGACTTGAGCCGCGCCCGCGCCTTGACCACTTAAGTTTTGAAGCGCGCCAGTTTGTAACTGAGCCTGCTGCATAAATCGTTGATATGCGTTTTGATATTCTTGGCTGGCGGCGTTCTGGCCATAATCATTAATAGCTTTTAATGCGCTGCCACCGACGCTTGCGCCGCCAAGACCCGCAGCTATAGCGTTCTGTGTCGCCTGTTGACCCTGCTGGAATCGCCAAGCATAACTTGGGTCCATCTGAAGCTGCGCGGCTGTTGGCATCTGACCATACTGACCACCGGGTGCATACATAGCCGCAAGTTGATTTGTAGCTTGCGCGCCTGCGTTCATATAGGGCTGTTGATAACCAACGCCTTGGCCGTAATACTGGCCTAACGCATTAATACCCTGTTGTTGACCGCCTTGAAGCGCGCCGATCCCTTGTTCTTGCGCGGCTCGTAAAGCGTCTAATGCTGTGCCCTGCCCACCCTGTAATGCGCCAATACCTTGTTGTTGCCCCTGCTGAAGAGCGCCAACACCTTGTTGCTGGCCTTGCTGTAACGCCGCTACGCTCTGTTGTTGAGCCTGCTGAATGGCTTGCTGCGCTTGTTGCGCTTGCAAAGCCTGCATCATCATGGCTTGTTGGGTGCCTTGATTTGAGGCATTAGCGGCGGCGGAAAAACCCATTTTAGATCTCTCTTGCTACGGTTCCATCTGGTTGTAAGACGTAACCTAGTCTATTCAATATGCTATACATATATTCATGTCCTGGCGTTACTCTTGTAAATTGCATATCCGCCAAGATTTTCTTTAATAGTCCTTTTGTCAGCCAGCGTTTGCGCCATTCAGGTAATATAGATACATGAATTTCGCCATTTTTGGAATAGAGCGCTCCTATTGCCGTGTTACCTTTTATGATTACTTTAACATCCCAATCAGTTGTAATTTCTTTATAAGTTTCATAATCTATCGGTTCATGCCAATCTGTGGCGGTAAAACCTATTTTTAAAGCTAACTCACGATTGTCTATAATCATGTAACTGCACAGGTTGAGGTGTTTGTGATATGCCAACGACCTCATTACGGAACGATTCGGTTGCCGCTGCGCCCTGACGGACTTCTTTAGCAACCTCGATCTGTAGCATAGGTAGCGCCGTTACAGCGCACATCCATTCGTCTACCTCTTTGCCCGTGTTGGGGTTTGTGCCCCTGAGAAGCGTAAACCATGAGCATTTGAGCTGCACACAGTCCTTTTTAATTAAAGGACAAAAAGTTCCGTTTTTAAGTTCCATATCAATTCTTCGTTGCTACGATGACGTCTACATACTGAACGGCAAGATTAATCGCCGTGCCGGTGAAACTGTGGGTGTGGCCTCCACCGCCGCCCGTTGATGAGTTAGAAACGGAGATGCCTGTGACTTGCGAACCTGTGTTTATGGTTTGGTTAGTGTTACTGCCTGCGCCATAACCATTACCGCCAGTCCCGTTAAAATTAGAATATGAGTGAACATGCCCTGGATCTGTAACAGTCGCCGTATGGGTATGTGAAGGTATATCGGCTGTTGTTAACGTATAAGAAGCGTTGGTGCCCGTAACCGCTTGTGACGCAAAAGCTGTCGTAAATGCTACCGAGCCACCTGACGAAGCTGCGCCAGATACGACACGAAGCGCCTTGTTGTCGTGCGCTGTTGATTTTGTCCAGCCTGTCGGAGCCGCTGTTTGCACAAACAACATGACCGTTCCCGCAGGAATATTTGCCCATGCGCCTGAAAAAGTTGTGGCGGTAAGAGTTCCAGTAATCGAACTATCGCCCGTAATAGCCGCACCGCCTGTTGATACAGTTAATGCTCCTGCTAATGTCGTAGCGCCAGCACTTGATACGGTAACTTGATTACTGCCATTAGTTGATAAAATTATTCCTCTTGCACCATTAGCTGCAAAAGTAGAGTTAGACGCATCCGCCGACATAATTGTGCGAGCAACACCATTATTAGATAGCCAAATAGACCCCGCGTTACCCACGTCTAACGCAGCGCCAGGCGATGTCGTCTGAATCCCAAGATTATTATTTGCGTCGATAATGACAGGCGTTGTGTCAGGGTCATTAACATTTTGAGCGACAAAAATAGGCCCTGTGCCTGTCTGCACAATTTTAAGCGCCGCGCCGCTAGACGATGAGTCAATAATGACGTTGCCTGACAAAACTGGCGATAATGCCGTTGTTGGCGCTGAGATATTATCAACCGTCCAAATTTCAGTATTATTAGCGTCGCATAATTTGAACTTATACGTCGCCGCGCCGAGCCATATATTAGCCTCGCCCCGCGCGTTTAAAACAACAGGGTTAGTATTAGCCGTTGCGCCTGTGCTGTCCGTATAGGTAGGCTGCGGTGTGGTCGTGCCAGCATTATAAGTATACAATAAGCCGCCAACAAGCGGTGCGCCTGAAGCGTCCAAAAATTGCATTTTTGCTACAGGTGTGAGAACAGTCATTTAAGCACCTACAATACTTGTGACGGTCAGAATGGCCGATGGAATAGCTGGAACAGGACTTGAACTAGTAAACGCGGCAATTTGAACATTCGTATTATCTACAGACCACATAAGACGAAAATAATCACCTTTTTGAAGGTTTAGCACAAAATTCCATGCAGCAACAGACGCTGCGCTAGCGCCTTGTAAAGTTACTTTTGTGCCCGAATAAGGCACCGCCGTTCCATTAACGTCGGCCCATATATAGACATTTTTTGCCGTAGCGTTTGTGCTAACTAATTGTAAAGAAAATTGAAAGTTGTATGTGCTTGTATTATCTACATATATAAGCGATGTAGGCGACCCGCGATAAACGCCAAATTGAAGAATGTTATTAGACGCGTCAACATACGCGCTATTAAATGTGACAGCATATGCCGTATTTATCGCCGCCGCGCTTTGCGTTGTTGTATCATAATATGATCCATAACGCTCGCCAGCCTGCACAGCTTGGTAAATATTAAACAGCCATGTATACCATGCGCGGGAAACGTAATTTGTAGCTTTATCAATAAATTCTACGCGCGGTGCAGGTATCTGAGTATTATTAGGGTTTACATTAGGCATTGGTGCCGTCCACATGCAGCTCCGCGCCCATAACGGCTATCTTAACTGGATCAGTGCCCGACACCTCATACACGCGGTCACGGAGTTTAGTCGTCATGCCAAGACGCCGCCAGATCGTACGATAGCCGGTCTGTCCTATGCGGCCCATAGATTTCCAATGCTCATTAGACCATGTATGCCCGCCATCGTCGGACCATCGCAGCATAACTTGTGGGTCAACACCAGGCGCTAAAGGAGCGCTTTGAGCCAAGATATAACTACCTGACTCAGTAATTAATAAACCCCCTGCTTCTGTCGCAAGAATAGCGTTATCTAAATATAAACTATCAGCGCCTGATAGTCCGACGCCAGCTTCACAATCAAGTTGTAGGCTATGTTGAACCGTGCGATTTAAGTCATTTTGACCTGTCGGCAATGCGCGCCATGAACGCAACCATTTTTGTAATGCTCCAGCCTCTGAATAGACATTTAAATCATACGCATATATCGCCCCGGCGCGATAATCTCCGATGACATTCTCATTATTAAAAAACATCTGGCTGCTACCGCGTTGCCGCGTGAACTTGTCATTATCCCAGCCAGCGCGTTCATGCCATGTTTGCGTTGCTACATCATAAACCCATGTCGTATCAGCCGTAGGAAAATTCAGCACATAAAACGAATGACCATCTTGCTGGTATGTATAGGCAACAGCGTCAGAAATTTGAGTATATTGTTGAATCTGCCATTCAACAGCATGTGTAGAAATACGTGTGCCGGAATAGCCATTAGACCGATAAACAATACCTTTACCGCGCTGATCAGTTCCAAGCCAGAAGATGCCATTGTCGAGCTTGGCGACAGAATATGCCGCTGCACATCCAATTTCGTTAAACGCACCTTGAATACGCGCTAATGGGAATGTCGGCAGACCAGCGTCATACCAGACCTCGACTGTATAAGAACCAAACAACCAAACTTCGCGGTGGTCAACGATCAGCGTGACAAGATTGTCAGGAGCGCCATCAGCCGCCGCATAATTTAAAGGTTGTATGGTTAGACCATCTTGAAGATTAGACACCCAAAAATTCTGCGTTCCAGGCTGGTTATAAACAAAATATCCGTCAAGATAACCAACACCTACAGCGCCAAAAAAATTAGCGCTTGTGATTTGTGAAAATGTATTTGACGACGTGTCGTAAATATATCCGTTAGCGCCAGCAGCAACATATACTTGTGTATTGTTATTAGATAAATTTACTTGCCCTGTTCCAGCAACCGCGCCTAGATATGTCGGATGCCAGCTTGTATCTACACGATATAGCCCATTTCCAGAAACGACGTAGCCATAGTTGCCATAAGCCCATAGACCTCTAATAGGCCCAGATCCTACGTTAGCAAGAAATCGAAGCCCCGGCGCGCGTTGAAGCCACGCCGCCTCTTTACCGCCTTCAGGTATAATCTCAGGGTAAAGATTAATCATACGGGCGTCAGCCGCGTTAGGGCTACGCGTAACGTATGATGAGCCGAGGATAGGCGTCTTCATTAATAATTGCCAGCATAAATGTTAAAGCGCTGACGACGCTGCATCATGCTGTAAGGCAGAGCCATTACGTCGTCAGGATTATTGACGCGCTTCAGATCGCGTTTTGACGCCATAGCAATACGGCTAACTGTAGGCGGCGGTTCGACACCAAACTCCGGCGCGATCTCGCAAGCAAGATTATACCTAAAGGCTCGTAAATACCCCGGCGGAAATAACAATGGTGTTGCTAATGTCGCAGGTATATCAAGCGTAGATACAGAGATAAAATGCCATTCCAACACGCGTGTCGGAACCGGATAAATGCTCATCGTAATGTTAGGGTATGTCATGTTGACAAAAATGACCTGCGGATAAGTGCTGGTCACTGTCTTGACGGCAATACCATCATATTGTTGTTGATTAATAAGTTTAATGCCAAACGAAACGTTTGTTGACGGATCTCTAAAATATGTCGCGTCATCTAACCGAATTGGACGATTACCAACAAAATCACCGGTAGGCCCAAGTGTCTGAACACGAAAGTTTGGCGTCCAAAGAAATGTCTGATCTTGCGTGCAAAAAACAGATAGACGCTCGGTATTCCAAGAATCTATCATCTGATTTAGTGCTGTCAGGGAATCATTAGCTGTCTCTGAAGAAGGCGTTTCACCTTCAGCCAGCATCCCTATCAGTCTCAAGGCCCCGCAGATCTGGTCGTATGCTGTTGTCATCGTCTACCTTTGGTCTGCGTCCACGCCGCAAAACTATAGCATTGGTCGGTTCTTCAGTCACCTCAGTAGGGTTAAATAGTTCCCATCCTCGCTCTTCGTCATGCGTCACTTCCATATCAGAGGTGGCAACTTTGACGCCGTGCTTTGGGTGTCGAAGATAAAAAACAGCCATAAAAACTCCTATGGGAGGGCCAGGCGACCCGTAGGTCGCCCGTGGTATTAGTATTAAGACGCTACCAGCGGAACTGAGAACCACTGAGCCGCACTATAGGCCACAAACATAACTGAAGTCTTAGCAGCCATAGAATATGCGGTGCCAGAAGCAACAGCGTTAATAGCGGCGCTGTTGGAATCATTAGCCGAATACACTTTAAGAATAGCATTAGCCGTATCATCATTTTTCACGATGACAACA